AGACAGGAGATTACAAATCTTTAAACTCTGCTTTGAAAGATTTTTTAAAACAAGAAGTATCAAGTGAGTATGTCCCAACTGGAGCAAATTCATCATCAACTAATTCAAGTCCCAAACCAAGCGGCATATTTATAGATGCAACATAATGGAAATATATGACGTCAAACTAGCTGAAGGCGTAGTAGTCAGAGTAAACGCTGATAATCCAGAAGATGCTAAAGCTAAAGCCAAAGCTGTAATTGCAAAAAGGGAAGGATCTATAGCATACGACAAAGTTTATTTTGATTATGAAACAGGTATACAAAACAATGCTTTAAGAGCGCAGTTAGCTGTAGCTGAAGATTTTTACAGAGAAGATGGTGAGTACGTAGCTGAAAAAGAAAATGTATTAAATAGGTTCCCTGGCATTGGGCCATCAGGATATGTTAGAGATTCAAAAGGAAGTTATGCTTTAACACCTGAAGGTCAAGCTGGAATTGGATTAAAAGCTTCTAATAAAAATATTGTTATTGATGAAAATAAAGCAGGCACAGCTGGAGATTATGCAGATTTAGCTGGATATGCTGGCCCTGTTCTTGGAGCTATCGCAGCAGTTAACCCATATCTTAGAAGCATTAAATGGTTAAAAGGGGCTTTAGACTCTAGAATAGGCAGAGCTTTGTTGGTAGGAGCTGGTTCAGGTGCTGGTAAAGCAGCAGAAGAAGCAAACGAGATTGCTAGAGGCGTTCAAATGCAAAACGAAGAAGAAGTAGCAAAAATGGTAAAAGATGAGGTTGTTCTTGGTACTGTTGCTCAAGGATCTGTTGAGGTTTTAGGAGGTATTTTTAAAACGTATTTTGGCAAAACTGCATCAAGCGGTAATGTAAGAGATTCTAGACTCTTAATGGATGGTTATGATTTAGGGGATGTAGCTAAAATAGATGCACAAATAGCAGTCAAAAAAAATATAACAGATCCTAATTTTAAAGCAACTAGAAAAGAAGTTTTAAAAGAATTTAAAAAACAAAAAATTAAACCTAAGTTTCCAAAAGGTATTGTCACTCAAGCAGCCTTGGGTAGAACTATTCCATCAAGAGGACAATCTATTGCTGAAGCTGTAACAGGTGCAAGCGCAAGAGAAAAAAGAGCAAGTGCAAACTTAGTTGCTCAAATGGATGATTTCTTTAAATCTATAGGAAATGCAGATGCAACTATAGATGATTTTATTTCTGCTGGAGCTGTAGGTAAAATTGCTGGGCAAGAATTAAAGTCAGCTACTAGCGCATTTGACAAAGCAATGAATCTTTCAGATCAAAAGTTAGATCAGCTTTTAAAACAAATGTTAAACGAAATGAATACGGTACAAGGATTAGGAGAAATATCTGGCTCTGCTTTAAAAAGAGAATTGATGGATGGGATTAGCTCAGCTTACAAAACTTGGCATACAAGTAAAAATAAACTATATGCAGCATCTGACAAAGCTTTAGCAAAAGCAGGAGCTATGCCAGCAATACAAAATCAAGTTAGAGGCTACAGCAGTAAGTTTAAAGAAATATTTGATGATGCAGATACAAGAGATGTATTGTTTAAATATCAAGGCAAACCAGTTACTTATTTAAAAGAACTTGCAGAAGGTGGAAATATTGAAAATTTAGAACAACTTGTTAAAGCTAGAACTGAGGTTAAATCTTTATTAGAGGTATTAAAACAAAAAGGAGCTGTAGGAGGAACAAGCTACAGAGTAATGAAGGATGTGTCTGATGAAATAAATAATTTATTTAAAGACATTGCTAGTGGAAAAGCTTTTTTAAGCAAAGGAGCTTTTGCGGGAGTAGAAGGAGCAAATAAAACAGCAGCTATGAATGCAGCAAAAGCATTTGGAAAAGCTAACAAAGAATATGCAAAAGGAATGCAAAAATTTGACAACACTATAGCTCAAAAAGTTATTAATGATATTAAATTTAATAAAGGTCAAGGCAATCCAAATGAAATGTTTGCATTTATTGATGGCCCTGGCAACGCTAGGCTTGTTGACGAAATACTAGCGAACATAGCTCCAGGGCAAAAAGAAATGTTTAGAGGTAAAATGGCTAAACTATTAATCCAAAATGTTATTAAGAAAAGCACCGACCAAACAACAGGATTATTAAAACCAGCTCAATTTAGTACCAACATTTTAAAATACGAAGATACTTTAAGACCTTTGTTTGGAGCTAAGTATGGACAAAACATACAATTACTTAGAGAAATAACCAGATTAAATCCAAAAATAAATAAAAAAGATTTAAACAATTTCTTTAGAGCTTTAGACGAAGACCCATCACAATTTGTTATGGCCAAACCATCTCAACAAAAAACTCAAGCACAGATAGAAGGAAGAGAGCCTGATTTCTTTCCAGGAGATAAAGGTTTTGATACGCAAAAGATGATTGCGGATTATCCTGAGTTAGATACAGCAAACATTATTTTAAAAACTTTGAAAGATAAAGCAGTTTTAGCAGCAGAAACAGAAAAACTAAGCAAGTCTGTATTTATGAAAACTGTTAATCAAGAAACCCCAGAAAAAATTGTAGCTTCTATATTTAGGCCACAATCAGCTGTAGATATTAATTATTTAAAAAATACTTTAAAGCCAGAAACTTTTGCTAAAGTAAGAGAAAATGCTTTAGGCCAACTACTTACAGACGCAGTAAGCGTTGGATCTTTAAAGTCTACAGCTAAACTTTCAGATATATTTAAGCCTAATCAATTTAGAAATGCTATGGAATCTTATGGAGATGAAACTCTCGAAGCTATGTTTGGTAAAGAGCAGTTACTTGCATTTAAAGCATTTCAACAATCATTAGACTTGCAAGTAGGAGCAGCCAAAGGTTTAACAGCTGGTGGAATTGTTGCTGGTGCTATTGGAGCACAAGCTCTTAACATTTCTTTACTTCCAACTATTGTTGGCTTAAAAGTATTTGCAAATGTTATGTCTAATCCAAGAATTGTTAGGCTTATGGCAAGAACAGATACTAGCGCAACCATGCAAGTTATAGATGCTTTTGAAAAAGCGGTTAGATTAACAGCAGCTCAAAGCATACAAGAAGAAGCTGGGCAAGTTGAATCTTCTGTTATACAAGAAATGAGACAACAAATAGAATCGCCAGAAAATCAATCGGCAGCAGAAGAATTAAGAGGACAGGTAGAGCAGGTAACGAAACCTCTTTTAAATGCTATACCAGATCTACCAGACATCATGCCTACAAATCCAACAGCTCAAAATACTCAAGCCCCTATAAGTAGAAGCTTGTTGGGTGGATCTTCGCTTAACGAGGATATAGCTCAAAGCTTAGGCAGACTATCTTAGTCATCAAAGAACTCAGGATCAATCGCCACAATACGTTTAGTTGGCCTACCTGTAGTTTTAGTCTTAACATCTTTCTCTTGGATTTCTCCAGAGTTTTTAAGTCTTTCTATAATCTCTTTGACTTCGTATGACTTCATACTTCTAAAGATTTCACGTCTATCTATATCACGTTTGCTTATACCTATCTCACCTTGCGATCTAATAAAGCTAAGCACCTGTTTAATCTTGCCTTCTGTTTCTGAGCCAGCTACCTTGTCTTCACAATTATCTACAAGCAACTGGTCATAGTAGTAGACATAATCAATAGCCCACTTGGTCATGTCGCTTCTGATAACTCTTGTCTTTGGATTGTCAGCCAATGCACATATCAAAGCTAAACGCATGGCCTTTTCTCTAGTCCTTGATAGTAATACTTCTAAGCCATCTTTCTCTAAAGCGTCTTGTTCTTCTATAAGTTTGTATGCAAGCTTGGTTAGTAACTCTTTACTCTCATCATCAAAGACCAAGATACGTTGCTTGAAGTCCATCTCTGAGTTGTTCTTGGCAAGCTCCTCCATTTCATTCTTAGTTTCTCGCACCTTCCTAACCCATTCACATATCTCATAAGATGGTTCTATAAACGGCACCATTCTGCCTACAACTCTAGGTAGCTTAGACTCAACTACAATAAATCTATTTAAAAAGCCATCTACAATTCTACCTGTAGATAAAGCACCGTAAAAATTCTTAGGCACACTCATACCCATAAGTGTTATAGCTGGCTTGATGGTAGATCTATCCATAGCCTCTTGCTGTTGTTTGCTAGACATATTCATTAGCGAATAGTTATCAGGTCTAATAGTACCGTGACAACGGCCCCAGGACTCCATGAGAACCTGCAGAGCGTCTTCTTTGTTAGAGTTAGATGACTTGGCTATACTCTCTAATCTTTTGCCAAACTCGTCCATTACAGTAATATGGGTTGGTCTATGACGCAGCAAGCTGTAAACAGCACCACTTGAGGTGTAACCATCTCCAGCCATTAAATCTATTTGTCCTGAAGCATCTAAGATAGATTCAATAACAGTCTTGGTATTTTCTTTGCCCTGACCTGACTTGGCGATACACATAAAATACAAAGACGAGTAATTGTTCATATCTGATTTATACATACGTCCTGCTGCAACTGATGCCAAACCTAAAGCTGATTGCAAGCTAAGTGCTGGTTGTGAAATCTGCGCAATGCTTTCAGAGTATTCGTAGATGTCTTTAAGTATGCCTGGTGGTGAGTAGAGGTTTTCTGGCTCTTTAATAACTCTGTTCTTGGACATGTAGGTAGGAGCTGCTTGGTTCTTACGCTCATGGGTTTTCATTATAGAATTTACAGTAGTCGCTATCTCCGTATCAGATAAAGGTGGTTTGTTTGTTCTGTTCCATGACTGTAAAAAGAATTGTGCAAAGTCTACATTTAAGCCTTTGGCTATCAAATATCCCGCTAATCTTGCTGCTGTATCATTACGACTGCCTTCTGCTGCTGCTTCTAAAGATAATGGTGTAGCAATAGGCTTACCATTGATCTTATCTGCACCAGTTACTTTTACCCAATCATCACGGGTAAAGTCTGGCAAATCTCCCGTGTCATATAACTTCCAACCAGGGATAATTTGTGGTTCATAAATAGCGCCAGTAGCATGAATATTATAGGGGGCTATAATTAAGCCACCGACGCCTCTTATGTCAATAAGTTTAGCTGGATCGAAATCCGCCGTTCTTCTTGCTACATAAGTCGTAAAATTCTCAGGGTTATTGTAGTAGTAGTGCATACCTTTACCAGTAGCTACTTTAAGCGGAGTAACTGGTAAATTGTTAGCAGCCCATATAACTGCCTCTGGTGTATCTGCATCTATAACTAAGAACTTTCCAGTTACTAAGGCTACGACTAAATCATCACGGCCTTCGAACCATCTTGTTATATCTGCTGTTGTTGGCTGTTCGCTCTTGTACTTTTCCCAACTGCCTAGTCCTTTTGGTGGGACCTTGTTATGGCGTTGTAGCGGAACTACACTAAATCCTGATTCCGCATAAGCAAGCGCTAAGTCCAACGCAGAATCTTCTGCTGTTGCTTTGACGTTGAACACTTGTATTATTCTTCAAAAGTAGTTTCAAGTGATCCATAGATAGATTCAAAGTCAAGCTTACCGTCTGCTGCCTTGATTATCTTTTTAGCCTGTTTTATAGACGGTTGACGCCTACCATACCTCCAGGACTTTGCTGTTGCTTCAGAACATTCAAATAATTTTGCTGCTCCAGCATTGCCGATATAGGCAATATAATCTTTTAAAGATATACGTTTCACTTCTCTCTCCTTGTATTCTGGCTCTAATTTGTTATCGTATAAAGACTCAAGATCTTTGTTACATAACTCTTTGAGCCTATATAAATAATTCACTTTCCATTGATTTTTATTGACTTCGCTCATAGTTGCTTTTTGTAATAAACTTATTTTGAACAATTAGTATACAGACTGAAATTTGTTATGTATACTATTATTTTATCTTTTGGAGGATATATATGAGCGATATTATGAATCGTATAAAAAGCCCAAGTGAGCTAGTCGAATCACAAGGGGCGAAGCTTTTGGTTTACGGAATCTCAGGTGGCGGTAAAACAACTCTGTGTCAAACTGTGCCAGGCAAGACTCTTGTTATAAGTATGGAAGCTGGTCTTTTATCTATTAAAGATGCTAAAAACGTGACTGCTATTGAAGTCAAAGAAGCAGCTGAAATAGAAGAAATAGCTCAGCTATTAGAAAGTGGCAAGTTAGACTATGATACTGTTTGTTTAGACAGCGTGACAGAAATGTCAGAGATTGTGTTAGCAAATGAGTTCAAAAAAAATAAGGACCCAAGAAAAGCTTATGGTGAGGTTATACAAATAATGACCAAGACCATGCGTAGATTTAGGGACCTACCTATTCATGTAGTATTTATTGCTAAACAGCAAGAAGTACGAGATGAAGCAACTGGTATGTTGCATTACCAACCTATGATGGTTGGCGCAAAACTACCAACTCAAATACCTTACTTCTTCGATGAAGTCTTATGTCTGAGAACATTTGATGTTGAAGATGATAAAGGTAAGAAGACAACTGAACGTTGGTTGCAAACAACTCTTGGCTCTAATTATATAGCTAAGGATAGGAGTGGTAAGTTAGAGCCTCTTGAGAAGCCTGATCTATCATTAATTATTAACAAGTTAGGATTTAAAGGAGAAGTATAATGTCTGACTTTGATGGAATAGATTTTAGTAATATAGAATCGGAAGTAGAGGCTTCAAAGCCTTATATACCGAAAGGTGATTATAATTGTATTATTTATACATGTGAGAAATACACATCTGCTGCTGGCAATGAAAGTATTAAGCTTGAATGCAAAGTGCATAACGAGCCAATGTATAATGGCTGGGTATTAAGAAAATATTTTTCTTTATGGCATCCTAAAGAAGAAGTTAGAGGCTATGCAGCATCTGATTTTAAACAGCTACTTAACGCATTAGGTATGAATAATCCACCAGATGATGCAACTGACCTACAAGGTAAAACTTTAATGGTTACTGTTTCAGAGAAAGATAATAGTGATAATCCTAACGAAGATTATCGTGAAACTTCTAATGAGATAGTTGCATTTAGAACGCCGAAGGATGATGGTTTTACTCCGCCTACACAGGCTGATGTACCACCAAGCATGGCTGCTGCGGAGACAGGCAAACCTTCAATATAAAATAACAGGCTTGCTAGGGGCCTCTAGGGTACATGTATACTCCGTAAGTACAATCCATAATCCCACCTAGCATCTACCTATGAAACCACAATCAGCAAAACAAAAAGGTCGCAAACTTCAGCAATGGGTCAGAGATAAACTTATAGAACTCCTGGACATACATCCAGAGAATGTAAGATCAACCTCAATGGGAGCTGGTGGCGAAGATATTATTATGAGTAAAGAGGCAAGAGATGCCTTTCCTTATTCTATAGAATGTAAGTGTCAGGAAGCTTTAAATATCTGGAAAGCTTACGATCAGGCCTCAGCTAACTGCGGTGAGCATGAGCCATTAGTTATTATTAAAAGAAATAGATCTAAAACTTTAGCTGTAGTAGAAGCTGAATACTTTATCAATCTACACAAAGACTAAACCCTTTTCCAATTATCAAAAGACTCCTCTTCTTCAAGATCAGTTATAGCATCAATTTTTTCTTGCGCTTCAATCTCTTCAAGCGTCACTAGGTTACTTTTTTCCTCTACTTCAATTAACATATTAAGATACCATTGAGCTTTTTTAAGGCCAATTAACTTATCCTTCTTTTCATAGCGCCAGATGTATTTAAGTATATTGCCTTTACAATAACCAGCAAAAGCTTCAGGTGTCATACTGGACTCTATTGCACTAATGCACTCTACAGCGCCATCTTTATAATGATTTGGGTTTACTGGATCATTCATTGTTTAGCTCCTTTGCATGTAAATTAATTAACTGCTTACAAATTTCACCTGTTGTAACTCTTCTGCCCGCTTGCTCAGAATAATAATTTCTTAATGCAGTGAGGTTTTGGTTTGTAATTGGATCTATTCTAAATTGCACACCTTGGGTGTTTTGTTTTTCTTTATTAAATTGTAGTTTCATTTGTTTCTCCTTGACATCTTGTTTGCTGCCCTTTGAAAGGACCATTCTAATAATCTATCTATTAACTTGCTTATACGCTCTAACATTAATCTTCCAGGTCTAAGGTGACAATGCTACCTGAGTTATAGATACTAGTCTGCCCATCATCTAAATACTTATTATAAGCATCTAAGAATACTTGCATTTTTTCCCAAGCTTTATCCATCTGCTCATCTGTAATAACAAATATCTTACTGGCATAAGGTGGGAACTTTTCTTGCGCAATAAAAACAAATTCTTTGACAAGATAGCCAGCTTTCTGCATACCTCGACGATACCAAGCTGCTTGCATGTCATAACCCCAATGCTTTACAGAGTCTGCAAACTGCTTAGGATCGCATGACTTGGTAGTCTTGTAGTCAACGACATAGATTTCTCCAGGTGTTGATAAGCCTTTAAATGGCGGACATATAAGGTCTGGCCTACATTTACATAGGACTTTATCTTCATACCAAAAAAAACTGGCTTCTGGCAGTTTGCCCTCTGCTTGTAAATACATGTCAGCTTCATCAATAATGTTGGCTTTCATACCTCTAATATGATTGTCTTCTGCATCTTTAATCACGCAATCATAACGCTCTAGCATGTCAGCTTTGTTTTCTTTATAGGCTTTGGTGTAAGGCGATCCCATCAATACAGCTACCTCATTCATATATACTTCTTCGCCCTCTACTAACATATAGTGAGCAGCAGTCCCAAAGTTCATAGCATCTGTAGTCTTTTGCACTTCATTAACTGCGTGGAGTTGCGAATGTCCAAACTTACGCAAAGTGCTACTGCTGATACCCACCTCAGAGTGATATATCTCGTTGGGGATATCAGCGTAGACAAGAGCTTCCCCTCTTGTTTCTGATTTGTATTCTTCTAATTCTGGTATATTCATAACTGCTCCTTAAAATGGTATTTCATCATCCCAACGATGGTTAATAGAATCAGGCCCATCATCTTCGTATTTAATTTTTATATCTTCATATACATACTTATGTGTTAAAGGTTGTGGCCAATAGCCAAGATAATCATGTAGGTCTTGGAGGTTTTCCTGGACTGATTTGTCTTTATTATACATAGGTGTATAGCCGTCTGTATTCTTTTGCATGGCCCTTAGTATTTCATCTTGGAACTGTGGCATCTTTTGTATTGGACCCGTTAATTCAAACTTGGTTGCATCATAGGGTAAAAACTTAAGACTGTAGACACCTTTTGGTGTTACAGCCTTAAAAACGTAGAACCTTATTTTGTTACTCATTGTCGCTTACTGACTCAGATGCGTATCTATAAGCTTGTTCAAATAAACTAGGTTGATGAGCATAAACATATTCTATAAAGGCCTGAACTCTGCGCATAGCAAGCAAATCATCTTTAAACCTTTCAGTATGTTTTGGCTGCATAAAAGCCTTTGCAGTCAACATATTGTTCTCTATAGTCTTGCTTATCATAAGATCCATAGCGCTATCAACGATAGCTCCCATCTCTGTATTTTTTTTATTTTTCATACACTTCTCCAAAAGTTAATATTAGATACTACATTATATAGTTTGACATGTCTACTTATTTCGATATACTAAAGGTATATTTATTTTATGGAGAAGAATATGAATGTAGAAAAAGATATAGATCATAACAACGACCTGGCTTTTAGATTAGCAGTTAGAACTTTAGAGGCTTACGCTAAAGACTGTGTTGTTGATAAAGATGCTAAAACAATGGACCCAATATTGGGTTCTTACTTGTTGGTGCATAACTTAGCTATTAGTCTTTTGTTTAAAGCTGAAGGTTTTGAGCAAGACATTGTGGCTATTTTAAAAGATGCTATAGATGATGCTGAGTATAAGATTAACAAATCAAAGAAGGCATCATAATGAGTAAGTTAAAAGATTTATTAATAGATGCAGATATGGCTGCTGAAGAAATATTAGATGATGGTTGCGAGGACTTTAAACAGTTTTGCGACGGCATGAAGAAACTTAGAGAGGTGTCAGACAACTGGCTTTTAGATCATGGCCCTCATCTTGAACAAGTATGGCAAGAACATACACAAGCGCAATACTATAAGCATAGAGACTAATCGCGAACAGGCAGTCACTTGGCTTGTATAAACAATAAAAGTGCTGATATGTATCTGAAACTATGGGCGTCAGACTAAGTAACGTAGTCCTTGCAAGACAAAGCATATCTCTTATATCTTTGCTATACTTAGCAAATGTCACATTTAAAAATTATAGATCTTGCATCCAAACGACCTAAACCGACGCACTTAGAAGCTAAGGAACGTCTGGATCATTTATTTGAAGACTTTATTACCAGAGGGGCCTCACCCAAAGAAACGGCAAGCCTTATTTTTACTTTTGGGGTGTGTGAACTTTTAAGTTATAGCGAAACTCCAAACGACGGTGCTGAGGTTATAGATGAGGTGCTTTACAATTGTTTTGGGATTAAAAAACAGGGTTTTGTCACAGAGGAGGATATTGACTGACAAAACTATGGGTTGCAAAGCCTTACTGGGACTGGTTTTGGCGTTTTGTCAGTTTTGTCAGGGTTTGGGACTAAGTGGGTAAAAGGTCGGAAATGTCTCCGAGTGTATGAGTAATATGAAAGGGGGTGTATAAGAATATATGACAAAACTATATATATACTCTTATTTATATATTATTATTACCTTGTATAGCCCTAGATTACAGGCTTTAGAGTTTTGTCAGGATTTTCTGACAAAAGTCTGACAAAACTATGAAAAGACTGACAAAAGACCTAAGAGATAAATTACCAGAATATGTAGTAGATTTGCTTGAAAGCGAAGATGTAGTAAAATTATTAAAGAAATTTCCAGGAGCTAGATTATTAGATGCTAAAGAAAAATCACAACATAAGAAAAAGTATTAAGGTTGAAGCAACACTTGAAGAAGGTGTAGAGGATATGCCAATTGAATATATGAACCATGATGAAAGGCATTTAACTAAACGTCAACGACTGCTTGTATGGAATGCAGTCAACGATCCACAACTAACATGGGCAGAAGCAGCAAAAAAGGCAGGGTATAAAAATCCAGTTGTTATCGGTAGATACATGCACGAGGGTAACAAGTATTCGCATGTAAGAGCTGAGTATGAAAGATTGATGTCGGAGGCTAAGAAGAAGTTTGAGCTTACCCATGATAAGGCTGTAGAAGATTTATATACTATTCGGGATTTAGCATTAGAGTCGGGATCTTATTCTGCGGCCATCCAGGCTCAAGGTTTACTCTTGAAGGTCGGGGGCTTGATTGTAGATCGTCGGGAGGTCTTGCATGGCAAGATAGACCAGATGAGTCGGGATGAAGTAGAAAAAAGACTACAGCAATTGCTCGGGAGCAAAGCTATTGAGCATAAGTCGGAACCTGTTTTAATTAATAAGTCTGATAAATCGTCGGGGTCTAAATGATCGGGGTGTCGGGAATTAATCCATATAGCCTTTATAATACGCCCAAGCAAAACCAATTATAGTCCCACCTACCAAGTAGATCAGGATTGACCAAAGTAATATCTCAATCATTA